CATTCCTTGGCAGGTAAACCTATCGACCAGCCAGGCATCTTTGAAGGCTTGCTCAGGCTGCCGCCTATAATCTTTAATGCTTCATCTGTTTTCATATGTCCCTTATAATCCTATAATCCTTTCTTGTCAAGCTTGAAGCTTGTGGCTTGAAGCTTGTCGCTTGAAGCTTGCAGCTTCAGGGTCCACGCACAATGCGCGGCCCATCCCAGCTGGACCAGCGAGGCTCTGCAACCTTTGCAGGTTTGTTTAACCCCCGAGGCGCAAAGTAGAGTCCTCTCACTGATCCCAGGTCCATTGGATTGAAGCCCAGCGGCAATTGTTTAC